TTGAAAAGAGTTGTAAGCCTTCAGTAAAAGCAGAATAGACTGCTAGTGTTTTAGCTATACTCTTTTTGTTGGCTTTAGAGGGTTTAAAGTTACCGACATAATCATGCTTGTCTGACATAGCCTCATACTCAGCAAAGGCTTTATATTCGTTTTCAGGCATTCCTACAGTATCTAACAATAGGCTATAAGCATGTTGATGAATAGATTCCATATTAGCAAATGAAGCCATCATCATACGAGCTTCAGGCTTTTTAAAGATACGCATGTATTTATCTATGTAACCCGAACCAACGTCAACATCAGACTGCGTAAACAATCTAAATATTTGTGTTAGTAGATTCTTTTCATCGCTTGAAAGCTCTTGCCAATCTTTAACGTCTGTATGCAAAGGTACTGACTCAGGCATCCAATGCATTTGATTTTGTAGTACATAATAATCGAACATCCATTGATGGTCGAAAGGTTTATAATATTCTCTTTTACTTAGTAGACTCATCTTCTTTTCCTCCATATTCTGCCAATAAGTTTTCTATAACAAAGTCTTTAAAATGACTTTTAATCATATCCATGTCATAACCTCTTTTTGTCTGATAACAGAACTCATATATTTGTTCTTTATTAGCTTTTAAAGTTACCCCACGTTCTTTAGCTCTATCTAATATGCAGTTAGGTGTAACTACCCACATAACAAGAGCATTGTTTACTTTTTCCCAATCTATTAAAGATTCCCAATTAGGTTTTTTAACTCTTTTATCCCATCTGGTCATTTTCCTTGTCCTCTATATTTCTTAAAGTTTCTTTTGTAGTTTTTGTTCATAGTAGAAGTTGCTAAATTCTTTCTACCTTGCGATGTCTTTTTACCTCTGACACCAGTAACAGAAGTATGCGTTGAACCACTATTCCATTTAGCTGCCATAATTATCCCTCACAAGCAATACAACCCTCTTCATCTAATTTGATTCGAGGTATTTTAATATTAACATTTTCTGCAGCTCTTGCAGCATCTGACCTTAAATAATATAAAGATTTTAACTTATGCATTCCTGCCCAATGGACATCGTTAATGTATTGTAAGTATTCATCGTGCACTTCTTGAGGCTCTGTAGCCTTCGGTAAAGTAAAGAAAAGATTAACACTCTGGCTCTGACAAATATATTCTTGCCTCTGATGAGCATGTTCAATAATCCAAATCTGATTAATCTCATTTGCTGTTTTAAATATTTCTTTTTCATTATCATCAAGAATATCTAAGTGTTGCACTGAACCACTGTTAGCAAAAATATCTTTCCATAGATTATTTATTTCTTCTGCCTTTAGACCTTTACTCTTTAATACTTTTTCTAAATGTTTGTTTTTAACTTGATAGGAGCCAGTCAATGTTTTATGCGTAAAGACATTGGCTCTGTAAGGCTCAATACTAGGTGAGGTGCCACCACACAGAATACTTGATGAAGCATTAGGAGCTACAGCAAGTAAGTGTGCATTTCTTAATCCTGTCCCGGCTACGTCTGGTGCTTCACCTCTAATCTCAGCCAAGAACTTTGAAGCTTTCTTCGCATGTGTTTTAATATGCTTAAAGGCTTGATTGTTAAAACTAGCAGCAAACATACTCTCAAAAGGAATATTATTCTTTTGCAAATAAGCATGAAAGCCCATAGCTCCCAGACCTAATGACCTTTCTCGATATGCTGAGAATGCTGACCTAGTGAAAGGTTTTTTGTCAGGATGAACGTGATTACTAAACCTTTTGTAATTGGCATTGTAGCCTCCTAAGGTCTCAACATCTATCGCATTGTCTATGTAATGTTGCACCACATTATCTAACATGGTAATTAAATCCCCGATAAAATGAGGATGGTCTTTCCAAGCATCGAAGTATTCTAGATTGACACTAGATAAACAACACACTGCTGTTCTTTCTTCGTTGGTAGGTAATGTTATTTCTGAACACAGATTACTTTGTTTAATATCTAAGCCTAAATCTTTTTGTTGTTTAGGCATGGCTTCATTACAGGTGTCTATATTGACCATGTAAGGCTCACCAGTCTCGGCTCTAACATTTAGGATTTGCCACCATAAATCTCTAGCCTTAACTGTCTTAACAGCCTTGTTGGTCTTTGGGTCAACCAATCGCCAATCATCGTCTTTCTTAACAGCATCTAAGAATGCATTGGTTATGTTGATACCATTATGTAGGTTCAAACATTTACGATGGATGTCGCCACCGGATTCTTTTCTAAAGTTTATAAATTCTTCTATCTCTGGATGACTTATATCCATATAGGCTGCGTAAGACCCTCTTCTTGTTGTGCCTTGATTAAAGGCTAACATTTGAGAATCAACAACTTTTATGAAAGGAATTGAACCAGTAGAACGACTATTGTTAGAAGTAGAAATACCATTACTCCTAACATCTCCCCAATATCCACCAATCCCTCCACCTGAACTAGCCAACCATATATTTTCATCGTAATGAGAAGACAAACCATCCCTAGAATCAGGAACATAATTGAGGAAACAGCTAATAGGAAGACCCCTTGCCTTATGCCCATTTCTGCTGGTTCCACCATTAGAAAGGATAGGAGTGCTAAACATGAACCACCTATCAGAACTGTACTCATAAAGTCTCTGAGCCAAATCAAAGTCCGTAACAGATTTATACGTTGCACCATATACTGCAGCTCTTGCAAAAGCTTCTTGAGCATGTGTTTCACCTCCTTCATTAAATAAATATCTGTCATAAAGAGTGTCTAAAGTAAATTTATCCAACTCTTTTTCTTTATTATAATCTATCTCTATACCGAGATATTGTTTTTTACCAATTTTATCTTCCATCATTCTCCTGTCTTAAAAAATTTCTCTGTTTCATCGTGAATGTATAACATAATAAGACCATAATGTAATATCTTCATTAAGTCTTTTCTGTTTGCTCCTTCTTTATTACCATAACGTTTGGCATATTTCATAATATTACCCATACAAAATCCTGTTCCATGCCCAGAATCAATGATAACATCAGTAGCTTGGTACTTATCTGTAGCATAGTGTTGACCATAGGTATCGTAAACATAACGTTGTAGTTCTTCTATTAATTTATCTTCATTAAACTTGTACATAATTTTTTTTCCTTTATTTCCAATCATCCGGTAATGTTTCCTCCGTATACCATTTAAAATTATTTTTCTCTGCCCACTCAGCATGTGTTCTTTTTGTACCATCCTTACGTCTCTTTGCTTGAGGCATTGGAGCATAAGGGCTAGAAAACAAAAATATCAATTCTTGATTATCTTTTAAAGACTTGCGAATCCAAACATACTTGTTGTATTCGTTGTAGTCCCAGAAACGACCTTTAGCTTCTAAAAGATATTCAATACCATTTATGACTTTGATAAAGTCTGGCTCATAGTTATGTTCAACTATGTAATTGACTTTGTCGCCATGGTGTTCCCATTCTTTTAAGATAGTCTGATGTAAATTATATTCCCATTTGGAATCGTATCCACTAGGTATATCTTTTTCAACAGGTCTTATCTTTCTAGGCTTACGATACCCTCGCATACTCCATCACATCCATAAGCTTGATATCATCTATAGCTTTATTTTTGCTTAAGATTTTAACATACTTGATGAACCATCTAAAAGAAAATGCTGAATGCATTAATCTTCTGTTGGCATATACATGGGTTTCGTCAGGCAAAAGCTCTGTAAAGTTTTGTAGATTGATTTGTTTTCTGTCTTCTTCTTTTAAGAAAGAACCAATCCATTCAATAAACAAAAGCTTTGCTTTATGTCTTACTTTTTTTGATTTTCTACCATTCATTATGTTATCTCCCTAACATTAGGTAATTTTTCTATGTGTGTCAAGTATGCATTACCTTTAGCATATTCAAACACTCTTAATCCTTGTCCATCGTTAGCATCTTTATGACACTCAAACTTATATGGGCACCAGACACAATCTCTAGGAAGCTTCATGTTCCCGGCAGCTCCATCTGGTATAGGATTATAACACCTTTGAGGTGGTGTCTTTTTAGCAATAGCTGATTTAACAGTTTTAATCTTTGTTGTAATGTTTGGCTTATCCAAATCATCAGGAATAAAAGTTGTTAGTTCTCCTGTCTCTTTATTCATAACAAGAAAACCACCCTTATTGGTTTGTTCTGCATGTTCGTATCCAGCTAACTGCGATAGATAACCAAAAGCATCCTCCTCTCCGAGTGTGCCCTCTTTAAATTTCTTGAAAGCATAACCAGAAGCCGACTTAATATCTATAACTTCACCATCAATCATACAGTCCATGTGTCCTTTGATACCTGAAATACTTATTTCTTTTTGTTCATTTTCTATTCTGTGTCCAGAAAGTTTAACAAAGAATAAAAGAAGAACCTCAAGTAAATGACCATATAAAAACTTAATAAAGATAGGCGAAGATAATTTTTGTTCTTCTTTCTTTTCTAAATTTAAATCATACCATAATCTTCTTAATGGCTTACCAACGTTAGACATTCTAATTGTTGGTTTAGCTTCTGATGAAGGAGTTGCCCAATGTCTTAATGCATCCGACATAGCCTTACCAAAGTCTTCGTAGTCTTGTTCAGATATTTCTATAGGTTTATTATCAGCTAAAGAACCGATAACTTTATAGATATCATCTACAAGTGTTTCAACTGTTTTCTTTTTCATTTTCTAATTCCTTAAATGCTTTTATTACATCTGATGAAAACAACTTAGGTAAATTTACAAGATACATTTTACTTGCGTTATTATCTCCACCGGATACTGTTCTAAAAGTATCGAGTTTATCTACTAGCTTTTTCAATACTTTTGTATCAAAAACTAAACTGCAAAATATATTATCACCAATACAAAGATTATGAAACCAATAATCAGATTCTGTGGCTTTAATTCCTGAAGGCTTTCCATAGCATTCATATTCGATTGCAATGTTTCCTGTGCTTTGCCAGATATCACGTTCAGATTTAACTTCAATCTTTTTGTCTTGAAGCATGTCTGCTATCTTATCTTCTCGCACTTGACCATACTCTAAGTCTAGGTCAAACTTTTTTCTGTCTTCTTTATTTGGTCTCATAATTTTCTATTAACCTCTTTGTTTCATTTTTATCAATTTTAAACCATTCGCCATTAAATTGCTCTGCTTCTTTTTTTAGCAATTTGTGAAGATTGCTTTCAGCTTTTTGTTTATCCTTAAAAAACTTAGTAAAAAATATGTCATAATCTCTAAATGGTGAACCTATTTGAAAAGTAGAACATCTATCTTCAGGGTCCACAGCCATACCAACTTTAACCCAATCTTGCCATGCCGGATTAGTTAGAATATAAATATAACCTTCTTTTTGTTTGTTACAAACTTTGATAAATTCATGCGATGTTTTATTCGTTACATGTTTCCAAAGACCAACGTGACTTATATATCTATTACTCTTTTTTGATAACCAACGAGCAACAACTCTTGTAGATTTACCTTGTTTTATTTTTTGTTCGGCAGTATAAAGAAGCTTTAACTGTTCTGGTATTGGTTTTAAATACCCATCAATCTCGCTTTCTTCATAACCAAAATCAATGGTTGAAGTTTTTCGAGATATATAACCTTCTGGTATGTTAGTGGGTTTCACTCCAATTATTTCCTATCTTATATTCACCATCCAAAGGACA